GGCGAGCAGCATGCCGAACTCGCGCCGAACGAACAAATGGGTGGTCTGGCAGCCATAGGATGATTAAAGCTCCGGCAACGAATCAGGAACGGCATTGAACAGACGGCCAACCGAGAGGAGATTGAACGATGGCGCAGAGCGCACTGACCTGCACACCGGCGAATCCGACGCCGCCGACCAACATGAGTTTCGTCGGGAACACCGCGCCGCTCGACCCGGCTCAGGCCGCGGTCGATGATGGCTTCGCCGGCTGGCCCGGCACCGTCGCGTCACCGTCCGGCGGCGTCAACGGCTTCATCACCGGGACCGCGTTCGCGGCCAAGACCGCGGCCGCCAACACCGCCGGCGCGCCCGGCGCCGGCGTTTCCAACGACAGCGAGGGCAAGGGCACCGAGGTCACCTACACCGCACCGGTCAGCGGCCTGGTGAGCTTCTCGGACCTCGGCAGCTACACCAATCTGGTGTCGAGCCCGCCCAACAGCCAGCACGCCTCCAGCCTGTCGGCGGCGCTGACCTCGACCATCACCGGGCTGGCGCCGGCGTCGCCGGCCTCGGGCGCCGGCACGCTGACCCTGACGGTGACCGGCACCAATTTCAATCGCACCTCGGTGGTCAGCGTCAACGGCATCCCGCAGACCACCAACTACGTCTCGGCGACGTCGCTGACGGTGACCAATGCGCCGAAGAAAGCGACCGCCGGCGGCGTGCCGGTGACGGTCTCGACCGGCGGCGCCAGCGGCATGACCACGGCGCCGACGACTTGGACGTTCACCTAGATGGCCCGCCCGGTCGTTACCGTGGCCGCGGGCGGGCTGCCGGTCGTCGACAATTCGGCGGCCAGCCCGAAGGCCTTGCACGGCATCGCGGTCAGCGAGGCCGCCAACGGCTTCGGCATGCCGGTGACCAAGGTGACCGGCAAGCCCGGCCTTCCCGTGATCTACGTCACGCCGGTGATCGGCAATCCCTTGTTTGCAGGAGCAGGACATGACCGACAAACCCTCGACCCAAAGCCAGAGCCAGAGCCAGAGCCAGAACCAGACCATGCCCAGGAGCGGAAATCCGGGTGATCTGCCCAGCATCAACGAGCCGGTATCGATTCCGAGCCAGCTGCCCGAGTACCAGGATCTGCCGGTGGGCTCGCAGGTTCCGCAAGGCGCGAGCCAGGGCCAGGCCGCTGAGAGCCCGCCGCCGCCCAAGCCGGGCGAGGACGAGGACGAGGAGGACGAGAAAGAGGACGATGAGGACGAGCCCGAGGAGGAGCCGCCCAGGCAGGTCGCGGTCAAGTCCAGGCCGCCGCACCGCGGCACGCCGGCGAAGACGCTTCCCCGCAGGCGCAAGGGGAAGCGGGGATGACCGATGAGCGGCATGAGATCGAGCTGGTCGAGATCGAGCCTGGCAAATGGCGCGTCAAGAAGGCGGTGCCGGCGCCGGCGCGCGCCGATCTGCCGCTGCCCTCCGTCATCTCGGACAGCATGGAGCCGACCGAGCAGGTCGATGGTCGATTCTATACCAGTAAGCGGGCGTTTCGCGCCGCGGGGCGCGCGCTCGGCCTGATCGAGGTCGGGACCGAGAAATTCAAGCCGAAGCAGCGCGCGACCGATCAGCCCGAGGAGCGGCGCCGCCGCCGGGACGATCTCAAGGTTGCGCTGGAACGCTACAAGGCCGGTCAACGGCCGGAATAACCGGGTATCGGATCCGGAGATCCGATCATGGGCGACATAGCTACTCAGGCTGCGGCCACTTTCGCGCCGGCCAACGAGGTTCCGATCGAGACCAACCCCGTCGCCATTCCGAATCCGATGTCGTCGACGGCGCCCGAGGCGCCGGTCGGCGACATCAAGGGCTCCGAGCATAGGCCGCCAAGCCGCAGGGAAGCGATCCAGGCGGCTTTCGAGCGCGCCCAGCGTCCGCCACCTCCGAAGGCGAAAGAGCCCTCCAGGCCCGCCGCAAGGCCGGCAGAGGCCAAGCCAGGGCATAACCAGCCGCCGGAGCCGGCCGAGCCCGAGGCGCTGAATCTCAAAAAGCGGCCCGACGAGCAGGCCGCGCCGGCGCCGCAGCCGCGCGGCGATCGCGGTCAATTCGCTCCGCGGCCGCGGCCGCCGGCCGCGGGCGCCGCGACCGAGACCGCGGCGCCAGCCGGTCAGCCTGTCCGCGAACTGCCGCGCGATGCGCCGTTTCGGGATCCGATCCCGCGAATGAGCGACCAGGCCCGCGCCGACTGGCACGCGACCCCCGAATCGGTGCGCGGCGACGTCCACCGGGTCGCCCAGGAGTTCACGCGCTTCTATCAGAGGACCAAGGCCGACGTCGAAGCCATGAAACCGATCAAGCGGTTTCACGACATGGCGGTGGCGCACGGCACCACCCTGGAGCGCGCGCTGACGAGCTATGTCGGGATGGAGCAGAAGCTGCGCACCGACCTGATCGGCGGCCTCGACACCATCGTCAACAATCTGCGGCTCAAGACCGTCGACGGCCAGCCGATCACGATGCGCGATGTCGCTTACCATGTGCTGTCGCAGACGCCCGAGCAGGTGCGGCTGATGCAGCAGGGCAATCAGCAGCAGGCGGCCGCCAATCAGATCGGCGCACTGCACCAGCAGATCGCCAACTTGCAAAATACCGTCACGCAGATGCATAATCAGCAGCGGTTCATCCAGACGCGGGCCGGCGTCGACCAGATCGCCGACAGCCGTCCGCGGTTCGATGAACTCGCTGACCTGATCAAGCAGGAGATTGATCTCGGCTTTGATCTCGACACCGCCTACCGGCGCGCGGAGTTGCTCCGCCCGACCACACACGCGGATCAGACCCGCAACACATCGGCTCAGACCCGACCCACTACCGATCGTTCGATCTCGGGCGCGCCGGCCGGCAGCAACGGCTCGCGTCCCCCGCAGAAGAACATCGGCCGCCGTGAAGCCATCGCTGACGCGATGAAACGTGCCGGCGCGGGCTTCTAGTCTGAACCCTTTTTTGTGTGGAGCGGGCGATGCCCAACATCAACACCAATGCTGCTTATCAGCAAGTGCTCTCGATGGCGCTGGAGCAGCGCTCTCAAGGCTACCAGGATCTGGTCTCGAACAACAACGCGCTGCTGGCGGTGATGCGACGCAAGGGATTGTGGCAGACTTACAGCGGGCCGCGGATCCGGCAGACGCTGCAAATTTCCAAGAACATCGCGCAATGGTACAGCGGCTATGACCAGTTGATCAATCCGGCGCTCGACATGTTCAACGACGCTTTCTTTGATCCAAAGCAAGTGGTCGTGCCGGTGGTGCTCTCAATGCAGGAGATCCTGAATAACGAGGGCTCGAATCAATTGCTCGACGTCTACGACACCTATATCGAGGCAGCGGAGAAGGCGCTGGAGGATGCGATGGACGCAGCCCTCTACGGCGACGGCTCCGCCAATGGCGGCAAGCAGCTCACCGGCCTGGCGACCGCGGTTCCGATCGTTAACACATCAGGCACCTATGGCGGCATCGATCGCGGCACCGCCACGATCTGGCGCACGCAGACCTATGACGCGCAAAGCGCCAACGCCGCGATCGGCACCCAGGTGAACTCGACCACGATCCGGCCCTGGCTCAATTATGTCATGACCAAGCAGTCGCGCGGCCGCGACTATGCCGACCTCCTGATCATGTCGCCGGAGCATTACGCCGCCTATGACGCGGCCACCGTCGCGATCCAGCGCCAGACCAACGACACCACGCTCGGCAAGCTGGGCTTCTCCGCGCTCGAATATATCGGCGGCGGCAAGCGCGCCGAGATCGTGCTGGACGGCGGCATCGGATCGAACATGCCGGCCAACACGACGTTCGGCTTGAACACCGACACGTTCCGCGTCCGTTATCATCCCAACCGCAACTTCGACAAGCTGTTCGACGGCGACGGCCAGATGCCGATCGACAAGGATGCGATTGCGCAATTCATCGGCTGGATGGGCGAATTGACGATGACCAATCCGCTCTTCAACTGGCGATTCTACGATAGCAACCCGGCAACCTGATTCGGGAGGTTTGCACCGATACCCGGCCTCCCGGTACTTGAGGTCGTCGCTGCGATGAGTTGGTGGGAGCCTTCCTCCCGCGGCGGCGGCCTCATTTTTTGCAATCACGGAGTGACAGACATGCCGATGCGCAATCCCGATGACGCGGTTGTCGCGATCTTTCGCACCATCGCAACCAAGAATGACAGCAAAAGCGCCGCGGCGGGCCGGCCGATCTTCGACGATGTCGACGTCTGCGAGCTGCGCTATCCCGGATCGAAAAATGTCGGTGTCTATCCGGCGACGGGCTTTTCGCATTGGGCGAGCGACCCGGTCAGTGGCGAACAAGCCAAGATAAGCTACGCCGAGCGGTTTGCGCATCAATACCGGCAATTCAAGATGCACGCGACCCAGACAAAATCGGGCACACCGTTGAGCGAAGTGGTGTTCCTGACCGAGGCCAGGCGCGCCGAGCTGCGAGCGTTCAATCTCTATACCGTCGAAGCGCTCGCCGCGATTGACGGATTGGAGCTGAAGAACCTGGGCCCAAACGGCCGCGAACTCAAGAACAAAGCGATCGAGTACATCGAGAACGCCGCCAACCGGGCGCCCGACACCCAACTCCTGGCCGAGCTGGACGCTCTGCGGGCGCGGAATAGCCTGCTGGAGGAGGACAACAAGCACCTGAAAACTCTGCATCCTCCGACCGAGCCGTCCGTCGGTCCCGATCAAAGTTTTGAGGACATGTCGCTCCCGCAGTTGCGTGACTTCATCGCCCAAAATTCGGGTTTTCCGCCGCAAGGCAACATCAGTCGGAAGACCCTGATCCGCATGGCCAAGGATTTGGCAACCGAAAAGGCGGCCTGATGTCGCTGCTGACGACCATACAGGACGTATGCCCGGTGATCGGCGTGGCGGTGCCGCAGTCGGTGTTCGCCAACATTCCCGCCAACCGGACCATGCAGGAAATGCTGGCGCTGGCCAATGAAATGGCGCGGCGCATCAGCTACGACAACCGCGACTGGACCTTGTTCAAGACCACGCAGGTCTATGCCGGCGACGGCGTCAAGACCTCGTTTCCGATGCCGGCCGACTACAAGCGCATGCTGCTCAACAGCAATGTCTGGCGCTCGACTTCG